CTGTCACAAGCCATCGTTGAAGGCAGCGCAGCAGCTGCTAAGGTAGTGTTTACTGTCAGCCCAAGCTCCACCACCAAGCCCGCTACACTTGCTAAGGCAGGTAACGGTGCTATCATCCAGGGACGACCTGATGACATCGGTGTGGTGCAGGTTGGTAAGACAGCTGACTTTCAAACTGCTTATCAAATGATCGGGTCACTAACTCAACGTTTGAGTGAGGCATTCCTTATCCTTAACGTTAGGGATTCGGAACGCACTACAGCAGAAGAAGTCAGGATGACACAACTTGAACTTGAACAACAACTTGGAGGCTTGTTCTCTTTGTTGACTGTTGAGTTCCTTGTCCCATATCTTAACCGTAAGCTTTCTGTAGCACAGAAAACCGGTGAGATTCCACGCCTACCTAAGGGTGGTATTGTACGACCTACTATTGTCGCTGGTATCAATGCACTTGGACGTGGACAAGATCGTGAAAGCCTTGCACAGTTCCTTACTGTCATTGCTCAGACTGTTGGACCAGAAGCTATTGCTCAGTATGTCAACACTGATGAAGTCATCAAACGATTGGCCGCAGCCTCTGGTATTGATGTACTGAATCTTGTTAAGAGTATGGATGAACTCCAAGCTCAAAATGAAGCTGCAGCTCAACAAGAGCAACAGATGCTAGCACAACAGCAAGCACCACAAATGGCTGCTGTTGAACAAAGGCGTGAACAAGCTGCTATGCAAATGGCACAACAAGAACAAACACAAATCCCTGAACCACCACAACCACCAATCGCATGAGTGAAACACTTACAATGAATGAAACACCTGCTGATCAGCCAGAATTTAATGCTGATGAGCAAGACTCCCTGCAGGTTGCTGAGTCTCTTGAGGGTGGAGAGCAACCGCTACTCGCTGGTAAGTTTAAAGATCAACGCGAGTTAGAAAAAGCTTACCTTGAACTACAAACTAAACTTGGAGAGCCACGTGATGAAGTACAAGCCACCGAAGACGAAGGCGAGCCAGCAGAACAAGAGTCAGTCGAAGAAGACAACGAAGTAGACGAAAACTCTTCTCAAGAAACTCTTTCTCAAGCTCAAGCTGATGCCTTGTTTGAGATGGTTGGAGGTAAGGCTGCCTACAAGTCCATGATTGATTGGGCAGGGCAGAACCTTTCACCAGAGGAGGTTACCATGTATGATTCTGTCATGGATAAAGGTGACCCCAACGCTGTCTTCTTTGCTGTTCAAGCATTGTTCAATGAGTACTCTAATCAGGTAGGTGAAGATGGTCAGTTGTTGACTGGACGCACTGCACCTGATAGTTCAAGTGGTTTCCGTAGTCAACAAGAACTAGTACAAGCTATGGCTGATCCTCGTTACGATCGGGATCCTGCATACCGCCAAGAGGTTATGCGTAAACTTGAAAACTCTGATGTTCAATTCTGATGACTGTTACCACCAACGATCGCGGACAACAAAACCTCTTTGCTAAAGAACCCACCATGTACACTGACGACAACTACACTGTGACTCATAACGAAAAAGCTGAGATGCTTAACGGTCGCCTGGCTATGCTGGGTGTGATGGCTGCTCTTGGAGCGTACGCACTAACTGGTCAAATTATCCCTGGAGTATGGTAATGGCTTGCGGTAAGAAAAAGGGTGGCAAAGGTGGCTACAAAAAGTAAACCCTCTGTCAGCCTTAAAATTGGTAAACATAAATCACGTACCGGTGGACTCACGAAAGCCGGGCGTGAAAAGTACAACCGAGAAACAGGTTCCAACCTAAAGGCTCCGCAGCCTGGTGGTGGGAAACGAAAGAAATCCTTTTGTGCTAGAATGTCTGGCGTAAAGGGACCAATGAAAGATAGCAAAGGCCGACCCACCCGTAAGGCACTTGCACTACGTAAATGGAAATGCTAACTATGGCTAAGAAAGGTCTCTACGCTAACATCCACGCAAAACGAATGCGTATTAAACAAGGTTCGGGAGAAAAGATGCGGAAGCCTGGCAGTGCCGGTGCTCCCACCGCAGCTAACTTCAAACGAGCTGCTAAAACTGCTAAGAAAAAATGATTACTTGTCCTGATTGCACGCCAGCTCAACAGTATGTGTTAGAGCAACTGCAGACTCGTGCTGAAGTTACTGACAAAACTGCCCTGGCTGTGATCATGGGCAACATCGAACAAGAGTCTAACTTCCGCCCTAAGGTATGTGAGGGTGGGGCTATCGTGCCCTATGATCAATGTCTTCGTGGAGGCTACGGGCTCATCCAATGGACCTCCCAACATCGTTATGATGGCTTGGGAACGTTCTGTAAACAATGGCGTTGTGACCCATCCTCGTTGGAGGGTCAAACACGCTACATGATTAATGAAATGCAGTTCAGGAATGATCTTTATGCATTTCAAAACAATCACCAAACAGTTGATTACTACATGAACCACGCCTGGTATTGGTTAGGTTGGGGGATTCATGGTAATCGCACACAGTACACTTATTCTTTTTTAAACAAACTACAATGAAATTTTTCGCTATCCTCCCTGCAGCCCTGATCGCTGCTGCTCCTGCTGTTGCTGGTCCTTACGTGAATATTGAAGCTAATTCTGGCTTCACTGGTTCTGACTATAATGGTACTGTGATTGATAACCACATTGGTTATGAAGGCTCTAACTGGTACATCCAAGGCGGTCCTTCTATTGTGTCTCCCGATGGCGGTGAGTCTGAAGTAGAACTGTCTGGTAAAGTTGGTGGTTCTGTGCCGCTGTCTGAGAAGCTGGGTGCTTACGGTGAACTGTCATTCATCACCGGTAACGACGACAATGGTTACGGTACTAAAGTTGGTGTGAAGTACACCTTCTGATAAATTAAATATGTGGTGGGTGGGTCGGTAATTTCTAACTAAAAGTTTTTATGGCAACTTCTGTACTTACCCGTCAGGAGTCAACCTGGGATCAGTTTTGTAACTGGGTGACTTCGACCAACAATCGTCTTTATGTTGGGTGGTTTGGTGTGTTGATGATTCCTTGTCTGCTCGCAGCTACCACCTGTTTTATTGTTGCTTTCATTGCTGCCCCTCCGGTAGACATTGATGGCATTCGTGAACCTGTCTCTGGCTCTCTTCTGTATGGCAACAACATCATCTCTGGTGCCGTCGTGCCTAGCAGTAACGCAATTGGACTACATTTGTATTCGATCTGGGAAGCCAATACCCTTGACGAATGGCTCTACAATGGCGGACCTTATCAGCTCGTCGTGTTCCACTTCCTTATCGGTATCTTCTCTTACTTGGGACGCGAATGGGAACTTTCGTACCGACTTGGGATGAGGCCCTGGATCTTTGTTGCTTACTCTGCCCCT